CTTTACCTTATGGTCAATCTATTCTCGCTAACTCCAAGGCTTTCAACGCTCATTTTGCCACTGAACAGCCCAAGCTTTACCTCAACATTCAGAAGATGATGCGCGATGGTGTTATATTGGACTATGGCATGTCTGACGATAAATTGTCCAAGGAACTCGTGAAATTAGGTGTCGCTTCCGAAATGAATGGCCCGCGAAATCTGCAAGCCGACATATCAAAACAGGATAGTTCTCATACGGCGTCTCTTCTGTATGCTTTCATTCTCATCGCAAAAGATGCCGGCTGTGATGATGAGACTCTCCAGTTCTATCTGGCTTATTGTAGACGTTACAAGTTTAGATCCAGAGGAGCCGATTCAGTCACTTCAAACGTCTCTTTCAATTTGGGCTCAGGCGACCCTTTCACTTTGATCAGGAATGACATAATGGAACTCTGCATAATTTCTTGTCTCTATCAGCATGCTGACTCCATGGTCACCGTCGCTAAGGGAGATGATATACACGGAGTCATCACTAACCTGGCGCCCCATGCCTATGCAAATTTGCCTTCTGTGACGCAGGTAAAGATCACCTCTGATCTTGGGTTAGTAGGTTACCATGCTGGTCGTTTCCACTCCGGTAAACGTTATTTGGTCGACCCAGTTCGTGCTTTTCTGAAGCATTTTACCAGGTTGAGTGATTCTAACGTGACGAACCAAGTGTTGTACAGCAGTTACATCTCACGGGCCACAGATTACAATGACGAAGAAGTTGAGTTTTTGCTGAGGGCTTGCCAAGCGCACTACCCTTACTATGATTCCACCCAGGTTGCAATGATGATTGACACTATGATTGCCCTGAGGAAGAGGGAAACATTTGAAGTTTATTCCAAACTCCAAATCAAGGACCATGTGATAACGGTTGACACTAAGAGTGATTGTGCCGTCAACTGTGTTAAAGCATTAAGACCTGGCAGAGCTCCTTCTTATTATAGGCGCTTCAGGAACATGAGGCATGATTATCTGCTAGCATTGTTACAGAGTGAAGGAATACCAGTGATGTTTGTCGATAAAGAGTTATTTGAGGAACCCATTAATGTGATAATCTTGACCAAAACTCATGCTAAAGTTAAGGTCAGTTTGTCGCGCCTCAAAAAAGATTCCAGAAACCTTTTAATCTCTTTAACATTCCACACTCAATATCATCTGAAAAATTCACTACATCACAATTTTCAATTCAAGTCTATCTTTATTCATCATGTCTTTCATGCCCAGCTCTTCCGGCTCGCCAGAGGCCTCCCTCAAGATTGTTTGCACTGGTGACCGTCTTCGTGTTTCCACAAATCAAGCTGGTGGTTTTATTTCTTTACGTGCTAACATCAATTATGTCGCTGCTGCTCAGTTCTTTCGTTCCATGGTTTTAACCAAAATTACTCTTCGTGTAACTCAGCTTCAAGTGCCTTCCACCAAAGACGCTTACGATATTTCTTTCTGGCGCTATGGGGTTGTCCCTCGTGATTTGCCTACTTACAGACCTGACACTGGCGACACTTCCATTCACCAAATCCCACATCTCATCCCCTTCAACACCACTACCAGTGGTGCGTCTTCCGAAACTACCTGGGGTGAAGGTGGTATTCCATTTCCTCCTTCCATCCAACTCGAGCTCCGTGCTTTAGAGTTTGATGATACTTATGCCACAGCTTTCATTGGAAACGTGGATGACAAGTCAACGACAACTCATCCTGTGATGATTGAGGCCACTTATGAGGTTATGTGTTCCCGTCAGGGTTTTGGGGCTCCTTACGATTATTTTCTTAATCCTCCCCAGAAACCAGACACCAACGTTAAGCAGTCAGACTCTAAGCCCAGAGCCATACAAAGTTCTTCTGAATCTAGCAAGAAGAGCTCCGACAAACCTGCGAAAGTTTCCACTTGAAGAATGCTAGTTATTGTCAATTTGAAGTTTATGTTTTTCCTACGTTTTTGACATTAAGGTCTACCGGTCACCACAAGCATCTATTGCCC